GCACAGTTCAACCACCTTTAGACCGAAGTCAGCGCGACCGTGGCTGCGCAGCTGCACACTCTCGAGTGCGAGTTTTCAATAAGCCGAAAACCCTGCTGGGAAAAGAACTACTCCAAATGGCTATGGGCGTGAGAGGGCATCGGTCCACAGACCTTGACCCTTTGTTCGTGGCCTGAAGCCACCTGCTGTTCAGCAATCTCCACTGTGGTCTCTGATTGCTGGCCATCCCAAATCGCACCCTATTGGTTTAGCGCGGGGTGCTGGCTCCGACCTTCCTGACAAGAGTGCCAGTGGTTGGAGAACCAAACGCGCTGATGCGGCGCGGTACCACCACATCTACTTCGACGAGCTCGAAATCCTCATCCCGCGTTCCGGACGACGAGGCCCCCCCGAACAAACCTTGTGCGGTAGGAACCCCGTTGTCGATATCGGAGATAAGAACCCCTTCGAGCTCCGACCAGCTCACATCCCAAACGGGTTCGTCCGTACCTGCGACCGTGAAGAGCCTGGGGCCCCACAGCCGCTCGTCTGGGAACATGGTAAGCCAGTCGACGACGAGGTCCATGCGCTCGTCGCTTTCAACCGCCCGGGCCCGGGTGCGCAGCATTGCGACCGGGTTACTCAGGCGGGCCAGCATGACGGCAACTGCCGAAAGCGTGTCTCCCGTTGCACCGGTGAGGTTGCCCAGCTTGCCAACGCTGGTGTTGATGAAGCCTGGGAGGTTGAAGACACCACCACCCGTCGCAATTTGCTGGTCAGTGACGTTGAAGACCACGCGCTTGGACGATGTCGACTGGTAGGCAGGTCCAGTGACAGTCTGATTGAGGGCGAGTTCAGAACCACCCGACAGGGCAGTGAACAGGTTGCCAAGGGCAGCGTTGTAGACATTTGTGCTGTTGAGCTGGATTGCTCCGGTGCCGTTCGTTGGGATGGTGGCGCCAATGTCGTACAGATACATACCTGCCCTGATGATTTGGCCGGCGGCATTGATCCAGTCGGGCAGGTCATACTGGGTGGTAGACAGGACCATGTTGCCCAAGGCTGGAGCGATCGGTGTTGATGTGACCCCGTCGAAAATGTTGACACCCATCTTGAGGGCAACGGCCTCAGAGTCACTGGACTCGCTACCGTTCAACATCGAGGGGAGCTCAGGACCGATGAGGTGGACCTCGTAGTCCAGGTACAGGTTGCCGTACGACGTGTTCGCCGCCATGTTGGAACCGGCGACGACCTGGAATGCACCCGCTGCGTACTGGCGTACGTCCGCCTCGGACAGGGAAGATTGTGCGCCGCGCCGGTCGACGTAGTAGTGGACACCTGGCCGCTCAAGAGGCGCGCGCAGTGTCAATTGCTGCGTGACAGACCCCTGCGTGTGGAACTGACACTGCGTTGCGCGGCGCCAGTTGTCGATGGTGGCCCCTGCGACCGCGGGCAGGGGTTCCGCGGGGTCCTCCCAGGCGACCATTGTGATGGTTCCTGCCTGGGTGAAGGCGACTGAGGGTACGAACCGCAGATGGGCCTTGATAAAGGCGAACTTCGACCAACCCTGCATGAGCCACCCAATCCGTGTGGCGGGGTTGTCAGCTGATGGTCCCATCCCACCGCTGATGGGCACGTTCCACAGTGAGAACAGCGGCTTGGTGGCTTCCAGCGTGAGTGAGCGCGTCACGCCAGCCAACGCTAGGGAGTACAAAACATCACCTTGCGTGGGGACACCAGTGGTCGAGATTGTGCCGACCAACTCACAACCGGAGACCGACAATGAGCCGTCCGGCAGGGCGCGGTAGCTGGCCGCGCGTGTGTTCGATGTGTAGCCGCCAGGGACACGGCCAACACGCACGTCGAGCTTCTTCTTAACCGGTTGACGGACGGGCCGAGGGACGTACACGATCTGCACTTTCGACTGGCGGCCCTTCGCAGGGATGAACCCGTTGCGGCCCTTTTTGCCAGCCTGCTTCTTCTGCTGCTTGCTCTGCTTTCCGGACATGGTGAGAAGCTTTAGGATGCGGCAATCACCCCGGGCACCTACAGCTTCTTCACCAGTCCACAGTGCATCGATCCACTCTCGGGTAGGAACACCCGGCAAGTTGAACTCACCGATGAGGTCCAGCTCCCTGAGTCCTTCGTGGATGCGCGCGAGCTCGTACCGGTGGCGGTGTATCCACTCCTCACACCAGTCGCACACCCAGCGGCAGTAGAAGTAAGTGATCCAGATTCCGATGACCCTTTCGGCAGAATCCGCGATGTCGCGACAGTTGCGGAGCGGGAACCGCAAACTGGACCAGGCATGTTCCTCTTTTCCGACGGGGACGTACATGCCGTTCCTCCTGTGTCGGCGGAATGTGTTGCCTAGGAAGCTGAGGCCATCTGGTCCAGAGATGTGGTCGTGCTTCTTCACGCACGACGGAGGACAGACCTCCACAACCTTGCGTTTCTCCACGGGCACGGACATCCCGAGCAATTCAAAGGCGAGGGCCTGCTCTTCCATGGTATAGAAGGCTAGCTCACGTCCGATGCCTGCGATGCAGTCGTCACCATAGATGCCCCACTTGATGTGGCGCAGCAGATCAGTTGCCAGGGGTTGCCTGCCGATGTTACGGCATGTCCTGTAGTACCCCATGGCAATGATGGCGATGTGCGCGAGGATGTTGTCCTCGGTGGTGCACGGGGATCCGCTCGGTTGTCCCTGCTGTTTCTGGAAGACGGTGCCATCGACTGCGAGAATGCGTGAGCGGGCGATCTCATCATAGACCGCACGCATGACTCCCCCGCAGTCCTCGGCATGCTGACGCGTCATGTAGCGCAGTCTCAGCTCAGGGATCCACCTCTTGAGCAGGAATTGCGGCATGCGCGAGTCGTACGAGGACACATCACGTTCCTCGAAACGAACAACCTCCGAGGCAGCACTCTGGAGGTAAGCGACAAGGCCATCCATACCACCGTGCGCGAAGCCCATGCCGAGCTTCGATGGTGTGTCCATGTAGTGGGCCTTGAGACGCGAGTTGAAATCTTGGGTCAACCGCATCATGCAGAGGAGGAAGTCAAGCGGTGGGGACACAATGCCACGACACCTATTTGCGTTGATCTTCTCCAGCGGCAGCAACTCGTCCTTTGGGAAAGACTTCCAGAGGACGAACGGCCTGACGTCAGGGTGGAAGTCGCTCATGGCGTACGCCTCCATCTCGTTCCAGAGACGTTGGGGTGCCACGTTTCCAAACCTGATCCAGGCCTCCCACTTAGTGCGTGCAACTCGCCGGTAGGGTTCACCGGATGACGTGTTCTTGGGCATGCGGTCAGCACACTCTCCGAACTCGTAAACACGGCAATGGCCGAAGAGGTGAGGGGGAAACGCCGCGAGCGCGACCTCCGTCGCGAACGCCAGCGCATCCTCACCCCCCAGCTCCTCCGGTGGGAAGACCACCGTGGGTGCGTCCCACTTGAGGTCGAATTTTACACACGCAATGTGGTTTTGGGGCGAGTACCGGAATTCCCACCCTTTGTCTGGCGGCAACTCGGTGACGACATGCACGTCCGTACGCGCATAATTGCCGAAACCTGTTTCGCCCGCCGGCAGGGACCCAAGGACCTCAAGCCAACGAGGCCTGTGGAGGTCCGGGTCATCGGATCCAAAGTTCCCTGTAACCATCGGACCCGTCGCCTTTTGCAAACACGCCAACCGTTCCCTCGACCCAAGGTCACAGTATTCTCTTGGCGTGTAGAACACCCCCGAGGCGCGGCAGACGAAAACCGCGTGCTCGGGTTGAAGGGGGTCACTCAGTGACCCCCCACCCCGTTTGGGGCGCTCCGGCCTGACACGGAGCCGACGAAACCGCCTTCGTCGACAACGTCAAGCTGACCGAGGTCAGGGTCGACGCCTGAGCCCTGAAGGAACGCAATGTCCTCTGGGGTGTACCTAACGAAGGCACCGTCGCTACCCCGCCGTCCGACATGAACTCCCACAACCAGCCAATGACCATCTTTGGTCATGACCATCAGGACACCGCCTGAGCAGCCGGCCTGTGTGACGACCGAGTGTAGGTGGTGCTCTGCGTAGTGGGTTGCCACCTTGCCGCCATTGACGGCCAGGTCACCGACGGACGGGAAGAAAGCAATGAGGCGCACCTCCGCCGTGTGCGAAACCGCGGTGGCCTTCAGGCCGGGAACGGTGAACTGGCCACGCGTCATGACGCAGATGTCCCTCTTGATGTCAATGCGCCGGATCGTGACCAGCGACGTGCCACCATCTCCCTTCTGTGTGGGCCACAGCTTGCCTGAGGCTCCTCGAACCGTGAGGTAAAGCTTGGCTCCAGGACGTGGGTTCACGTACACCAGGTCGATGACGTGGTAGGCCGTGACGAGCGAGTTATGGATACACCCCACGGTGCCAACCCCCGCCTTGATGGTGGCCCCGTCACGGGTCTGTGAGTCTCCGAGAATGATGCCCACACTGTCGAGTGCGTGGGCAGGGAGGGGAGCTCCCGACTCATTTGGGTTGCGGACGGCTTGCCCGGTCTCAGGGTCCTGGATGAAGGCAGCCGTGGACACAGCCTGCTTCGTCGTGTCCCTGAGCGCCAGTTCCCGCGGGAACAAATCCGCTGGACCAACCTCATCGGAGCACTCTGGTGCGATCTGCACGACCTTGGCCTCCTTGGGTTTCCGTGGGGGGTCCTGGGTGGGCACATGCTGCCGGGGGTGGGCTTGATTACCACCCTTGCGGGCGTTTTTCTTGTCCCGGATGAGCGCCGTGAGTGCGTCAATGGCAGAAAGCTCCTTGCCTGCCGGCGTATGCTCTCGATCGCCGGATGTCCGCTTGGAGGGGGCGTCCCTACCCTCTTTCACCACTGGTGGGCTTGAGACACGCTGGAGGTACTGCTTGCGCACCTCGTCGGGAACGCCGGTCTGCAAGGGACTGGTGACAAAAATCTTGTACCAGTTGGAAGCGCCGAGTTTGGGGTCGACTGACTCCAACCAACCCGGTTCGTAGCTCCCCTTCCAGTAGTGGCCGAACAACCGGACCTGCTCACCACCCACCGTCTCGGCGACGTGGTTAAGCAGGGCGGACCACACCTTCGTGTTGGACACGTTTGACGCGATGTGGGCCTGGTCCCGCACATCCTTGATGAACGTCTCAAGGCCCTCCTTGTGCCGGTAGCGCTCGTAGCTCAGCTCGAGAAAATTGGCGACAAGCGGGAAGTGGATTCCAAGGCGCTCCTTCGCGGTCAGCGCGGATTGCTTTGCAGGGGCGCTGGGGCCGGCCTTCGGCCGCGGGTCCCGTTGGAAGCCCGTAGTTGCCTTGGCCGGCACCGCGCTCTCCTTAAATGCCCGGTAGGCTTCGAAGTCGAGGGCTTTGTCAACCCATTCGGCCTCCCAGTCCTCCCGCTCACAGAAAGGATTGTCAATGAGGTAATTGAACCTCTCCGCCGTCATGACCCGTCCGGGGACGGGGTCGAGCGGCGCACCGCGTTCTCGAGACGCCGCAGGTTTCGCACGCCGCGATACAGCATTAGGTCCCACGTCAGAAGCTCCGGACGAAGCTCCGCGGCGAGCTGGTCCAGCATCTGACTCATGGTCACCCCCGGTGGGAGGAGGTCCAAGGGCCACGTTGACCCTGGCAGATACACTGACATCCCCACACTTCTCCGCCAAAACCTGTACAGCACGTAAAAGACGACGCTGGTTTTCAGCAGTCGCCTCCACACACCGCATCACTTCCGCGATTTCCGCAGTGCGTTGCGCATCTTGATCGCTTGGTGAGGGTGCGTCGGGGGCGCGCTCGACGACGAGGCAGACCCCTGCTCCATCGTCAGGCATGGTGGCGGGGGGACAAACCGGTACGAGACCGGGGTTGTGGAAGCTGTGGGCGCGGCACCCCGGGCGGCAGCGGATACTGCCATCCTTGCACTCGAGTGGGACCCAGACTGTGTTGTGGGCCGCGTGTGCTGTGCACCCGAGCGGGCAGATCTGTCCAGGCGACGCTGAAGCCGCCTGGCCCGGATGGTCTCGCTGTCGGTTTCCAGAAGCCCCACTGGCAGCTCCGCCAGCAGGGGCTCCGTTGACAACGGCGTCTGCACCTGCGGGTGGCGGCGCTGACGCTCCAGCTCCTGCGCGTAGGTTGTCCACACCACGTACAGGATCTCCTCCTCCGGGAGCTGCTCCAACTGCCAGGGGCCCGTTGCCCTCTGGGACCAGCGGAGCTTGACGTCCATGCCCAGGGTCCACTGGACCCGCCTGGACCTCGGCGCGTCGGCGAGCAAAGACGCCGGAAACAGCCTCGCGGATGAGTGCCCCGGTGGTGGCAGAACGGGCACGAATGGACCGACCAGCTGTCTGCACAGCTCCGAAGAAATCGCCAATGGCCAGCCCACACAGTCCGAGCAGAATCGCATCCGCCCAGCGGTACGCCCACACCCAGCTAGCACGCTCGCCACGGACATAGTCCACGTCCTGCTCCTTGTAGTGCTGGCGAGGCAGCATGCGTGCGCCGCGCACCACGCCGTAGCTGAAAACCAGGACGAGAGCCACGGTGTTTGCAAGACCAGGGCCGTATGCATCCATAAGGCCATGAAGAAGCAGACACACTGCCCACAGGGTCCAGGCGGCGAGAGGCGTGAGGAAGAGTGCGAGCGGCAAAAGCGCCAGGACACCCAGTGTGTTGTACGTCCAGTAAATGGCCCCGAACCAGAGCGAAGACGCGAGGCGAGAAGCCACCAAGTACATGACGATGTCCACGATGTGCACCACAAGGCTGCCGAGAACAGACATTGTAGCAGAGTTGAGAACCACGTGGCACTGGGCGTAAACGGGGTCAGCAAAAACCCGAAAAAACCGGCTGAGAATGCGGAAAATGACGTCGAGCGTCATAGCATCGCTACAGTCCACGCGATCTTGGTAACGTCCGTAGACGGTCCCTGCCTGGAACGTGCGGTAACGCGTGCACTCTGTGGCGGTCATCCAGCGGATCACGAGGTACGTTGCCACGAGATACACGTAGAACGAACCAAGGACGGAGAACGCCATGGTCATGCGGTTGACCTGCAAGCGCGAAACGATTGCGACGACCGTGAACAGAACGGCCGACGAGGCTGACAGCACCACTCCGAGGAGCTGCCACGTCGGTGGAATCACCCACTCGACGATGTCAGTGTGGTCGATGGACTCCACGACCCCAGTGACGTTGTTGATTGTGACCGTGCTCATGACAGCTCCACGCTTGTCGAACTCGGTCTTCATCCAGGCACCCCACATGAAGGCGACTGCCAGGATGACCACGACCCCCCAGACGATGTTAGCGCCGACCCGAAGGTCATCGCACATGTCATCACGGGCGCGGGCCACGAGGGCCTCGCGCACGACTTCGTCCTCGATGGGAGTTTCACCCACCTGGACATGCTCTTGCTCTTGCTGCGACATGATGAGAAGCTTTGTTGCGTTGTTGAGCTGTTTGCTTTGTCGTGTTTTGCGTGGTGGTACTATTGACCCAGAAGAATTTTCGCG